AAGTCCGTCTGAAGGCATCAGGGCGAGTGTCCGAGTGGTTAATGGAACCTGACTGTAAATCAGGTGGCTCTGCCTACAGTGGTTCAAATCCACTCTCGCCCATCATAAATAAGATAGGAGTTTAAATTAAAATCATGCCAGTAGGAAAGGGAAAGTCCGGTGCATCTGTTGATGTAGAAGGAAGATTAAAAGCATTGGAAGCAGCAGTGTCAGCACTTAAAGTACAAGCACATGATAAGTGTGATGGTGGTGGTAGTAGTGATACTGCAGCACTTGAGCAAGTAAAGAATGAGATATTTGAGGCGCGTCAGGGACTTGCTGGTTATGATGCATTGAATGCAAAGATTGATGATCTTACGTCAAGACTTAGTAGAAAAATATCTTTTTAATATATTAATTTCTTATTATGAAAATTGGATTTAATTGCAGTTCTTGTGATTTATTTCATGCTGGTCATGTAACAATGATGAAGATGGAGAAGCAGTTGTGTGACTATTTGATAGTCGCACTTCAGGTGGATCCTACTATAGATCGTCCTGGCGTTAAGAATAAACCAACACAGTCTGTTTACGAACGTTATGTTCAACTGCAAGGTTGTAAATATGTTGATGAGATTCTTGTGTATGAGACAGAAGCAGATCTACTTAATTTAATTCAAACTCAAACTATTAATATTAGATTTTTGAGTGATGAATATGAGGGTAGAGACTTTACTGGTAAGCAATATTGTATTGATAACAATATTGAACTTCATTACCATTTAAGAAAGCATCAATATTCTTCTACTGAATTAAGGAATAGAGTTTATACTCTTGAGAAACAAAAGAGGGAACATAAACAAAAGGTAGAAGGAGTTGAACAATATTCTCCCGAACTTTTAGGTAAATATTTTGATGATGATGAAAATGAAAGCAACAAAAATTAATTTAAATGATGCATATGTCATTACTACCCCTCGTCATGGAGATGAGAGGGGATTTTTTATTGAATCTTTTGAGGGCTTGAAAAATTTATGTGTATGATGTATACTATATAAAAGGAGTAATGTATTGAGTTATGAGTGATTATAAAAAGTCTGCACTTGTATGTGGTGCGGGTGGATTTATTGGGAGCCATATGGTAAGAAGGCTGCGATCTGAGGGATATTATGTTCGCGGTGTAGATATCAAGTATCCTGAGTTTTCTTCCACTCAAGCACACGAATTTGTTTTAAATGATCTAACAGATAAAAGTGTGGTGGATGAAGTAGTAAAGGGGATGGATGAGATCTACCAGTTCGCTGCTGATATGGGTGGTGCTGGGTATATCTTTACTGGTGAGCATGATGCAGATGTAATGAATAATTCTGCAACGATTAATCTTAATATTCTTAGAGCAATAAGAGATACTGATGTGAAGATTAAGGTCTTCTTCTCATCTTCTGCTTGCATTTATCCTGAATATAATCAACTTGATCCTGACAACCCAAATTGTAGGGAAGAATCTGCATATCCAGCAGAACCAGATAGTGAATATGGATGGGAGAAACTTTTTTCGGAGAGATTGTACTTCTCTTACAATCGCAACTATGGTATTCCTGTTAGGGTTGCCCGTTATCATAATATTTTTGGACCAGAAGGAACTTGGGATGGTGGAAAAGAGAAAGCACCAGCTGCAATCTGCCGTAAGGTTGCCAATCTCCCAGAAGAAGGTGGATGTATTGAAGTGTGGGGAGATGGTATACAAACTCGTTCCTTCTTGTACATTGATGAATGTATTGAAGCAACCAGAAGGTTAATGGATTCTGATTTTATGGGACCAGTTAATATTGGTTCTGAAGAGATGGTATCTATTAATGAGTTGGTTGATACTGCTGCAAAGGTTGCTAATAAAAATGTAACCAAACAGCATATTGAGGGACCATTAGGAGTTCGTGGACGGAATTCTTGTAATGATCTCATTCGTGAGAAACTTGAATGGGATTATTCCATGCCACTTGAAGAAGGCATCAGTAAAACTTACAATTGGATTGAGGAGCAATTAAATGGTTGAAAATTTTTCTTGGGTTGAGAATAAGAAAGATAACTTTAGGGAGTATGCATTAGGTCTTCCTGATACAGAAGTAGAGGAGATTCTTGGAAACATTCCTTCTGGGTGGAACTATCCTCCTACAAGTCATAGAGAATTTGTTGAGTGGTTGGTAAAGGAAATCAATCCTCAAGTAACTGTTGAACTTGGAGTAGATTATGGATATTCTGCATTTGTATTAGCAATGTGCCAGGACAATCCTGTATATGGAATTGATTGTTTTGATACTTCAGTTTATGCGGGTAGAGTTGATGAAGACTATGAATTTGTTTTGGGAATTAAAGAAAAATTAAAGATTGATAATTTGGAAATCATTAAGGATTACTTTAATGATGTTGCAAAGACGTGGGATAAGGAAATAGATCTTCTTCATATTGATGGTCTTCATGATTATCAAAATTGTAAGAATGATTGTGATACTTGGGCTCCTTTATTGAAGGAGAATGGGGTTATTCTTTTTCATGATACTGTTTCTAATCCAGATGGTGTAGGAGCTTTCTTTGAACAATTAGAAGTTCCTAAAATTAATTTGACTAATTCTTTTGGATTGGGAATAGCATCTAATAATGTTGATCTAATTGAGAAAATTGAGCGGAAATCTTCAGATGATGAGGAAGTACAGGTAGTTGTATGATTAAACTACTTATTCTTGATGTTGATGGTGTCATGACTGATGGCACCAAATATTATGATCGTGAGGGGGATGTTGTATTAAAGATTTTTTGTGACAAGGATTGGACAGCAATTAAAAGATTTCGTGCTGTTGGAGTGCATGTAGTTTTTATTACTGGAGATCCATATAATGAAAAGATATTAAAGAATAGAAATTTACATGTTGTTGTAAATCGTGGAAAAGGTTTTCATAGTGATAAGGCGAATTATCTGGATGATATATTAGAAGAATATAAATGCTCTGCAGAAGAAACTGCTTATGTTGGAGATGATCTTTTTGATATTGGTATTATGCGGAAGGTTGGATACCCAATCTGTGTAAAGAATTCTCCGCAGATAGTAAAGGATAATGCAAAGATGATGTTAGTAAAGGGAGGAAATAATGTTCTTATGCATCTCTATGAATCTTTAGAGGTGAAGAATCTTATACCAAAAATTAGGTATGAAGATGTAATTGATAGAATTTATGATTTGGATATAAAGGAAAAGTTTTAATGTATGATATTTCGTTATATGGGCATTTGACTATTGACACTCTTCTAACTGAGGGGGAGAAAGAGAAGAAGACTCTTGGGTCAATGGCAAATGTATGGAAAGCACTTGTTGAATTGGATTGTAGTCTCAAGATTGGATTGTCTCCTATTGATATTGGTCAAGCACTTATTTACATTGATAAGCAAGCAGGGACAAGGGTATCGAAACCAAGTTTAAACCTTAGGCATTTTAGTCCAAAGGTTCTTACATCACAGGTACATCACTTAATATATTTAAATGAGATGTCAAGGACTGGTTTTATACCTGCACTTGATGGTATAATTACAGCAGATGTATGTCCGGGTAAGCCTTTAAAGAAGGAATTGCTTGAGTATGTAGATTATCTTTTTATATCTGATGAGGATTGTGATGACTTTGCTGAATTAGTAGAGGCAACAAAGGGATGGGTTATACTCCATAGCGCAACAGGTAGTATCTGTTCCAATGGTGAGGATGAATTCTTTTGGAAATTGCATGAAGATGATATGCTTAAGAATGTAAATGTTCTGGGTGCTGGTGATATCTTTGCTTCTTGTTGCCTATATAAATTACTTGGAGGGGACACAGATATTCGCACTTGGATTGAATTTGCTCATCGAAAGACCACTGAAATTCTTAAATATTACTCAACATGAAACCAAATATTCTTATCCCTATGGCGGGATTGGGAAGTCGCTTTGTTAAAGAAGGGTTTAAAGTTCCCAAACAATTAATCAATATCAAGGATAAACATCTTATTGATATTTCTTTAGATTGTCTTGACTATAAGGATTGTAATCTAATCTTTGTGGTACGGGATGAGCATGTTTATAATCATCATATGGATGAACTTCTAAAGAAGAAGTTTGGTGATGACATTACGATTGTAGTTCTTGATAAACTTACAGATGGGTCAGTGTGTAGCTGTCTTTATGCTGAAGAGTATATTGATAATGATGCTCCATTGGTAATTCATACATTGGATATTGAATTTAGACCAAAGTTTGATCCACATACATTAAATGATCTGGATGCAGACGGACTTATTCTTACTTTTAAATCCAATTCTATTAACTACAGCTATGCACAGCTTGATGATGGGGGTAATGTAACATCCACAGCAGAGAAGAAAGCAATTAGTCCTAATGCTTGTGTGGGGATCTATGGATTTAAGAAAGGATCTGATTTCTGTAAGTATGCACAAGAGATGATTAAAAGAGATTTGAGAACTAACAATGAGTTCTATATCTCACCTCTTTATAATCTGCTTATTGAGGATGGAAAGAAGATTAAGACTTCTCCTGTTGATAAGATGCACATCTTCGGAACTCCTGATGAGTATCATTTTTATAAGGAGAATGTTATTCAGAGGATTGGGGATAAACCAATTGCTCTTTGCTCAGATCATTCTGGATTTGATGCAAAAGAAAAGTTTAAAGAGATTCTATATGCTAATGAGTTAGAGTATATTGATTTTGGAACTATCCTTAATAAAGATTGTGACTACAGAGATTTTATTGCTCAAGCAGTAAAGGCAATCCAAGAGAAGGATTGTTATTTTGGATTTGGATTCTGTAGGACTGGACAAGGTGTTAATGTTTGTGCTAATAAGTATAGGGGTATTCGTTCTGCATTGATTTATAATGAGTATGCTATGGAGATGGCAATACGTCATAATTGTGCAAACTTCTTTGCTATTCCGGCGAAGAATATGGATCAACAAACATTGGCAAGGTATTTAAACATTGCCTCAAAGAATACTTTTGATGGCGGAAGACACCAGATTAGAATTCAGGAGTTAGAATGAAACAATCTAATATAAAAGATTTTAAAGCAGGATGGTTTGTTGGTGATTTTGATCCATCAATTTTTAAAAATCCTTTCTTTGAAGTAGCTCACCATCAACATACAAAGGGTCAAGAGACCTTTCCACATTATCATAAAGTTACTAATGAATTAAATTATATTGTTAGTGGTGAATTGATTGCTTCTGGCAAACATCTTAAAGCAGGAGATATGTGGATCTATGAACCAAATGAAGTTTCTGATGTAGAATTTTTAAGTGATGTTGATTTGATTGTTGTGAGATGGCCTTCCATTCCTTCAGATAAATATTCAGTGAATTGAGGCGCAATTTATGTTTATTATTTCTTGTAAATATGATGGAGAAGAGCATCCAAATCATGATCCATCTAAGGCAATTCCTATAAAATCACCAATTAGAGAATGTGTTAAATCAATAGTTGAACTGCATCCAAATGAAAAAGTAGTTGTTGTGGATTCTGATTCGGGAGATAAATCATATTTTCAGGACATTCAAAAATATGATAATGTAATAATTCTTGATTGTAAAAATAAAAATCGAGTATGTGGTTCTTTTTATGAAGCATATAAGAATTTTCCTGATGAGGATACATATGTTTTGGTTCATGACTCGTTAACTTTTAAAAAGTCCATTCAAAAATTTATTGAATCTGAAACTGAATGTTTTTCGTTAATGTATTTTACTGAACATGTTATGAATTGGGAGGTTCAACATGATCCATATTCTTGGAATATCTTGGACAATTCTGATTATGAAAGACCTATAATTGGTAGTGTTGTGGGTTGCTTTGGTCCAATGTTTATTGTTAAGAATAGGATTGCTAAAAATATGGAAAAGAAAGGTTTGTTTAAAAATTTAACAGTAGGTAATAAAACTGAATGTGCCATGTGGGAAAAAATATTTGGAGAAGTTCTCAAACAAGAAGGATATTGTCCTACTGAATATAGCATTGAAGGAGATTTCAAATCTAAAGTAAATCAGGTTGATTCTGGTGGTCTTGAATATTTTGTAAAACATAGGTTGGGTAGAGCATGACAATTAATAATCTTGTTATTTTTGATTTGGATGGTGTTTTAATTGATAGTCGAGAAATGCATTATGAAGCACTTAATTGTGCTCTTAAAAACGT